CTGCTGCTATCAAATATTCTACAACTTGCATGGGTCCTATTGACACTGTTAGTATTTAACGATACAATATATATATGAACCATACACCTGAAGAAGATCTAACACCAGAAGAAAAAGAGTTTGGTATCTGGCTTGCCAACGGTATAGAAAGAGGTTGGATAAGTGATCCATACTGTCATACACATGATGGTGGATATCAGTTCATGTCAGAAGAAGAGATAGAAGAGTGGGAAGCAGGAGGAGATCCATGCGAACACGTAGTAAGGATATTTATATAAAAATTGCCTCTTTAGCATAGTGGTAGTGCCCCCGCCTTGTAAGCGGGATGCGTAAGTTCGATTCTTACAAGAGGCTCTATAATATATTAATATAAAAAGGAGTTTAATTATTAATATAAAAATTTTAAAACCAGATAATAATTTAAAACATATAAACGATGCAATAGATCTTTTTTTTGAAAATATTGAAAGAAATGTTAAATTTTGGGAAAAATATTGTAAAGAAATTAAAGACTTAGTTATAGTATTTTCAGATGAAAAAAGTTATGATTGGCTTTATGAAACATTTAATACTTTAAATATTGTTGATTCTTTGCCACTAAAATCTAGTATTGATAGTAAAAATTTTCGTGGTGGTGGTCTTAATAATTTTAATAATAACACCTTGATTATTTGGCAAATAATAGGCTCTAATGTAAGCAAAAATGAAATGTTAATGACTGGAAATATAAAACTTTTTGGACATTTATTTACACATGCAGTGCAAACAAAAATGTTAGAAAATTTTAAAAATTATTTAGATTTTGAAATAAATAAAAATTCTTTAATTAAAATAACTAATTATCCATGTTGGTTTATTGAGGGTCAATCTGATTATCATACTTTAAAATTATTAGATGGAGATTTTAATGAACATAGAAATAATTATTTAACTAGTGCATATGTTCCAGTTGGTTGGAGAGAAAAAATTAAATCATTTAATACTGAAGAATGGAAAAATCTTTTAATTAAAGATTATCCATTTGAAGGAATACCAATAACACATCAATATTGGTCTGGATTTTTTATTTATGAGTATTTGATAAAATTATATGGTATTGACTTAATAATGGAAGTTATGCTAGATTTTCTAAAAACAATGGATTTTAATAAATCAATGGAAAAAATATTAAAAATTAACATAGAAAGTTTTTATGATACAATAAGTATAATGCTTTTTAATTTAGCAAAAATGGTTAAGTCAGGTTAGGAGTGGTTATGAGTTTTTTATTAAAGAATCATCCAGATCCAAGTAGCATAGTCTGGAAATTTCTTGATAAAGAAACATATCAAGAAATAGAAAATATACTCACAGATGGAGTGGTTTTTTTTGAACCATTTTTAGTTGATCAATTTTTTCCACAAGAAATGTTTGATGAATTAGTTGAAATTTGTAACTCAAATAAACTTGAAAATATTGATTTTTCATATCAGATGAATAAGTGGGAAGAGGGAGTAAGCATACCACAAAAATTTTTTGATTATGTTGTAGAAAAAGTAAAAGAATTAGTTGGAACTCAAGATATAGTATCAGCATACCATATGTATGCACATCATCAAATTACTGATGAAGGTCGTATACCTAAATTACCATTACATATAGACTGGGCACCAGGATCTTACATGGTAGATCTTAGTCTGGGTGGTAATAGAGAATGGGGATTTGTAGCAAAATATGAAAATTTTATTTGTAAACCAAATCAAGCAGTAATTTGTCAACCACAATTTGATTTTCATTATAGACCTCCTTGGAATTCAGATGATCCAAATGAATATTATCAAGCAATTTTTTTTCACTTAATTAATAACAATCATTGGTGTGTTCCAAATGATTATGATAAACAAAATAGACCACAGTATCTTAATGATAAATATAACTTTGGTATTACATTTAGAAATTCTGAAGTATTTCATAAATTTCAAAATCAAAGAAAACATATATTTGAAAATATATATATTAAAAATTATGAAAAATTGTTAAAAAATAATGTTTTACCACCCATACCTTGGAATGAAATTCCAACAAAAAAAGATGCTAACATTCATCAAAAAAAGGGTGTAACCCCAAAAAATAAAGGAGATAGATAATGGCAGAAAAAGGTACAGTAGAGGCTCTAATTGAAGTTGCCAAGAAAGAAGTCGGCACCATTGAGGGTCCCAAAGATAATGAAACAAAGTATGGCAAATTTACAAAAGCAAACTTCCAACCTTGGTGTGGATCATTTGTTATGTGGTGTGCTAATCAGGCTGGCGTAAAGGTTCCTAATACAGTTTACACTCCTGCTGGAGAGGCTGCATTTAAAAAGATGAATCGTTGGGCAGATGCTCGTAATGATGACCCAACTCCTGGAGATATTATTTATTTTGATTTTCCAGAAGATGGTGTAAATAGAACATCACACGTTGGCATTTGTATTAAAAACAATGGTGATGGAACAATTCAATGCATTGAAGGAAATACTGCAGGATCTTCAAAAGGAGATCAACGCAATGGTGGCATGGTTTGTGAAAAAACTCGTGCATATGTTAAGGATAATAAAAAGAAACTAATCAATGGCATTGTTGGTTGGGGACGACCTAACTATAAGGGTGAAGAAGGACAGGCTCTTGCTGTTAAAATTGCAAAGCCAACACCTGCAAAGAAGGCTGTTAAAAAGGCTGTTAAGTAAATGGAATCAAATAAGAGAAGTTTACTAAAAACAATTAGTTGGCAGTTTGTCCATATTGGTTTTGTATACGGTCTTATTTATGCATTCACTCGTGAATGGGAGTATGCCAGTTTAGGTTCACTCGCATACATTGCTTGGGAATCTTGTGCATATTACATTCATGAGCGGGTGTGGGCAAAGTTTGCTAAGAAAGTAAAATAATGCCAGACTATGTCTATAAATGTATTGAATGTAATATACAAGTAATTAAAACTAGATCAATAATAGAGTCAGAGCCACAGTATAATTGTGAAAAATGTAATGTGGTTCTGACTAGACAATACACTCCTTTTAGTGTACAATTTAATGGTAAGGGTTTTTATTCCACCGACAATAAAAGGATGTAAAATATGTTTAGTATGTTAAAAACTCAAAATCCAGAAGAAAGAGTTTGGCTTTTAACTGCAGAAGATCGATGTGATCGTTGTGGTGCTCAGGCTTATGTGTCTGTAACTGGTGTAAATGGTGAACTAATGTTCTGTGGTCATCACTATAACAAAATTATGAACCACGTTCTTGGTTATGAAAAAATGATGGCATATGCTTACTCTATTGTAGATGAACGTGAAAAACTAATTGAGAAAAGAAATCAAGGTGAGTCATACTCATGAACCTTGGCCCAGAAGAGCAAATATTATTAAACCTAATTGATCAAGGTGCTGTAGAATTTAAAGGTTTTGATGAAGAGGGTGAAGCACTTTATAGTTTTACAAACAAACTGCAAGAGGTTCACCCAGAACTTTATGCATTGCATACAAGCATGCTTAATAAAGAAATGATGTATCTTTGGGAAAACGGTTTTGTTGAAATGGATTTGTTTTCAGACAATCCAGTTGTAACATTATCTCCAAAAGCATTTAATCCAATCAAAGTAGATCAGTTGGATGAAGATATGAAAAAGTTTCTACTAGAAATCAAACGCATAATACTTTCATAGAAAGATGATACAATTAATTTATGAATGATTTACTTGTATCGTTCTTGACAGCGCTGCTTGTTTTTGCTATAATTAAACTAAGCGGTAAAAAAGAAAGTAAAAAAATTAAATATAGACAAAGCCATATTAATAGTATTATTGGTCCATTCATACCTTCGTATATTGCCAATACTGTTATTAAAAAAACTCAGTCATTAAAACACTATAACTCAAATATTATAGATGTTTTAGTTACTGAAGAATATGCTTACTGGGTACATGAAAATGTATTTTACAGAGCAGTTGTTGAAGATGGCAAAGTAGATAGAAGTACAACTTCTCCAATTGATATACAAAACATGTCAAATGAAGATGTAGGCAAGATGATGGTTATACTGGACAAACTAAAGAATAGGGCAAAAAATGAAAATCGTGGTACAGGGAACAAATGAGTTTAATGACTACAATGTATTCCTTCGCGCTATGGGTATTGGCTTGTCATCAATGCAACAAAACGATGATGAGTACATAGTCTATTCTTTAGGTCCATCAAATATTAATTCTTTTGTTTCAGAGTTTTGCAATATTTCTGAAAAAGGATTAAAGGCAAGAGGCAAAAAGGTAAAGTTCTACAAAGTAACCCCAGAGTGGGTAGTAGAAAATATATATGACATTAACTATTATGCGTATCTTAGTAAACCAAAAGAGCGTGTTTCAAAACTGGTTTCATTTGCACAGGATAGTGATGTCGAAGTCGGCATATTCTCACATTAGGAAAACTAAAATGATTATTTCTGATCTAAATAAAATGGAAGAAATTGTTAATAAAAACTCCAACCTTTCTTGGGATGGCTGGAATGTTATTCATTTATCAAAATCAAATAGCGCAATGTATAAACAAAACGGTGCATTTGTAAATAATACCTGGAATATTAAAACAGTTTATGAGCCAGGTAAAAATGGATGGAATATTAAAAGCAGCCACCTGGAATAATGATGAATAAACATTTGTGGAAAGAAGATGCTGCTTGTCTTGATTATGATACTAATCTATTTTTTGACAAGTATGAAGAAACTCCAAACATAAGACATGGAATAGACAATGTTTGTCTTGCATGCCCCGTTGCCAGACAGTGCTTTGCTGTTGGAATCTCTGATAAAGAGTATGGTGTTTGGGGCGGAGTATATTTAGATAAAGGAAACATATCTAGAGAGTTTAATAATCATAAAACAAAATCTCGTTGGGCAGAGATTTGGGAAAATTTAACATTGGAAATGTAATGTACACAGACAATATGCAACGTGCTTTCAGATCAATTACACCACCAAGAGGTTTTGCAGTTGATATTATAGATAACGAACACTTCTTAACTGTTAGAGCAAATGAAAAACAGTTTATGAGATTAGATGAGTTTGAAAAACGTAGGGCATTTGAATATATGATGAAAGTAAAAAAAGCACTGGAAGATAATGGTGCTGTAGTAATGTTAGTAAGAGATGCAGTAAAATGATTAAAAGAATAATTTGTAAAATTAAAGGACATGACTTTAGCATTGATGCAGGTTCTTGTCCTTTTACTGGAAAAAGTTATATTATTTGTCAAAAATGTTTAAGAATGAAGGTGAAAAATGAAAAAATGGATTAGTTTGTCTGTTTTAGGTGTATTTGTTTCATTTATTGGACTAATTGTTGTTGCCTTTGCACAGTTGACACAAGCCCTACAATCTGATATATTTGATATAGAAACAGATAATGAGGAGTTGTTTTAATGCAAACATTTTTACCACAAGCAGACTTACATACTTCTGCATATTTTTTAGATAGTAAAAGACTAAATAAGCAAATATTAGAAGGTTATCAAATTCTTAATGTTTTGTCTGGCAAGTCTAAAACTGGTGGTTGGCGAAATCATCCAGCAGTTTTAATGTGGCGAGGATTTGAACGTGGTCTGTGGGAGTACATACAGTCTATGATTCAAGAAGCAAAGATGCGTGGCATTAAAACAGAGAACAACGAAGCAAATCTTAATGATTTAAAAGATCAATGTTGGGAAAATTGGGGCAACAATGTTCCATCTTTTTGGAAAGATGAAACTAAATTGATGCGTGTAATAACAACACATAGGGCTAACTTGTTTCATAAAGATCCCATATACTATGTAGAATATCAATCTGCAGTATCAAGTCCTTATAATATTCCTTGCTGTCCAAATAAAAAAGAACCATGCAAATATTATTGGCCTACACATGAGGAGAAAAATGTATTGGTATAGTTGGGTAATAGGAGTTTTAGTTATATTTAATGCTTACATATTATATAGGGCTGTTAAAATTCAAATAGCACTAACTCAAAGTTTATTAGACAATCAAATTGCTTTATCTATGATGGTTGCAATGAAAGAAGAGTTAGAAAATTCAGATAAATTTAAAGATGATTCAAATGAAGATTTTATAAAATTTTTATCTGATTCAAGAGATTGGGCATTCGAGTATATTGAAAATACAATGGCAAAAATAAATGAAGTTATTGAGTACTGTAGAAAAGAAACAAATCGTGTGGATCTCGGAGATTATCGCACTGGTCCAATTTTAATGAATATCGTTAAACAATTGATACCACTTGTTGAACAAAACAAGGATAAGCAATAGTGTATAATAAAAATAGGGTGGTGATTAAATGAATAACGCACAATTAAAGGCTATGGTAGCCTCTTATGGACGTTCAGTTCTTGCTGGTGTAGTTGCACTATATACTGCTGGAATTACTGATCCTAAAGACATGTGGGCTGCTTTAGTGGCTGCTCTTGTACCAGTTGTTCTTCGTGCAGCAAATCCAAAGGATCCAGCATTTGGTAAGTTTGATGCAATTGCAAAGGATGTGGACGATGCTATGAAGAATATCAAGCCTGTAAAGAAGAAGGCTGCTAAAAAGCCAGCATCAAAGAAAGTAGTTAAGTAAAATAAATTAAAATAATAGGGCAGATATAAAAGTCTGCCCTATTTTTGTTGTAGAAAACCTGGTATAATATAAGGTATGCCATACAAAGTCGGTGCAAAAGGATCATATGGATGCTCAGGGTATCCAGCAGTAAAAGATGATGGAACTGTAATGGGTTGCCATAAAACAAGGTCAGAAGCAGCAGGACAGATCTATGCAATAAACAGAAGTGAAGGAAATATAGGAAAGGCTATGCCAAGTCTTAAAGAGGGAGACTGGGCACTTACTTCTCATGGAGAAGAAGATGAATTTCATATTGGCCAGGTTGTACATGTTATGTATGAAGGAAGACTTGGTGTTGAGGGTGGAGAGTATACTTTAGAAGCAAGTGCGGAAAATCCAGCAGTTATGATTCAGTTATATGAACAAGACGAAAGTGGATTTTGGGAAGCAACAAGAGAGTACTCTGCATGCATGATGTCTTTAATGATTCAAATTGATCCACTACCAACTGAACCAGAATTAAGTGATGTTGAAATGGCAATGGATAATTCAATGATGTATGAAAAAGCAGAAAAGCCAAACTACGATGAATTTATTAAACCAAGAAGTGGTGGATCTAGGCCGTCAAATGCAAAATTGTATGCTCAAATTTTAAGAGAAGCAAAAGATAGATTTGATGTATACCCATCTGCGGTTGCTAATTCTTGGGTAGTTCAAGAATATAAACGTAGAGGTGGAACTTATAGTTCAGAAAAAGTTACAAAATCTATTTGGGATAACAGTATGTTAGATCCAAGAGGATTTATTAAGTAATGAAAACATCAAAATATTCTTTTAATGATATGCAAATAAAAGATGGCTGGATTGTTCGAATGACAAAAGACGGTAGAGTTAAGTCTAAGATAGAGCCATACACTGTTAAGCATAAAAAACAATTAGAGAAGAAAAATGGCTGATACATACTCACCTCCAGCAGGCGCTAGGGCTGCTGCAAGAAGGGCTATTAAGTTTAAGGAAGATGGTAAGGCTAAAGGTGCTGGAACGTCTGTAGGGTGGACTAGAGCAGGACAATTGGCTCGTGGCGAAGCGCTTAGTCTTGATACAGTTAAAAGAATGTATTCTTATTTTTCACGACATGAAGTAGATAAAAAGGGTAAAGACTGGGCTAATCAAGCAAATCCATCAAATGGTTATATCATGTGGCTTGCTTGGGGTGGAGATGCAGGATTTTCTTGGTCTAGAAGAATTGTAGAAAGAGAAAGAAATAAAGCATTATTTGCGGATGTTTTTGGAATTGAAAAGGCTGCCCCATGTTGGGAAGGATATGTACAACGTGGTATGAAGCCAGGTCAAGATGGTAAGCCAGTTCCTAATTGTGTTCCAGCAAGCAAGTCTGCTAATCTTTCTTTTGGTAAGGATTACACAACTGCAGTACAACTAGATAGTTTTAATTGTTGCCCAGAGGAATAATTTGAAAAAAGATTATAAAAATAAAGAATGGCTTTACCAAAGATATGTTGTTGATGAGGTTGAACCAGTAGACATTGCAAAAGAATTTAATGTAGATCGTAAAGTAATAATTGCTTGGTTGGATGAATATAAAATATATAGAGACTATAAAAGATTAATTAGAAAAAAATAATGTACCCTCAGCAGGATTCGAACCTGCGACCAACGGATTAGAAGTCCGTGACTCTATCCCCTGAGTTATGAGGGCGTAGCACTAACGGGAATCGAACCCGTCTTTCCGCCGTGAAAGGGCGATGTCCTAACCGATAGACGATAGTGCCTTGGCTGGTCTGGTAGGACTCGAACCTACAACATCTCGGTTAACAGCCGAGTGCAACTGCCAATTGTGCTACAGACCAATAGTACACCAGGTAGGACTTGAACCTACGATAACCGAATTATGAGTTCGGGGCCTTAACCAACTTGGCTACTGGTGTATGTTTTATCCAAACATTGATTCTAGTTGAAACAAAGTAGACTTTCCAGTACGCCTTTCATAATTTAATCCATCAATTTGTGATATAAAAGTTGGAACTCCAAGAACTCCAAAAAATTTTGCAGCATCTGGATTTTGATCAATATCTATTTTTGTATAAACAACATCAGGATGTTTTTCTGTAAACTGATAAATTACTGGTGACATTGCTTTACATGGTTGACACCATTCAGCAGTAAAATGAATTAATTCTTTCATTATTAACGCACCTCTAAAATATTAAAGCCTGTTTCTCTTTCAATAACCATATGTTTATAATCTTTTAGGCCAAGATTATCTTCTAGGCTTTTGATTACTAAGTCTACTGGCAAAGTAGAGCAGGTATAAAGATCAAATTGAATCATTCCAGGATCGGTCTCATCCCAAACGTGCAATGCGATATGAGATGTTTCAATCATTACAATAGCGGTTAATCCACGATTTCCTTCTTTAGTCACATAGGCAGTAAATGGGCCTTTAATTATTTTCATTCCAATTTCTTCAACTAAGTTTTCCATCCATTTTGATATGAATGCTTCATCTACTGGTGGGTTATCTGAATAACCATTAACCAAGAGTTGATTATGTAGTGCCATTGTTTTCCTTTCCTGATTCCCTTCCAAACATATTTTTTGGATTATCGTCTAAAAACTTATATTCTATTTTATACCCATTCTCATCTAATTCTTCTATTATTTTATGTGTAAGATATGCTGGATCATCTGGCAGGGTATAGCCATAAGAATCCCATAGCATATTTTTTATAACTGAGTATGCCGTCATATAACTATTGTATCAAAGAATAAAAGTTTGTGCAAGTTAATCGAAAATCAGTTGGTTTGATTTAAGTTTAATTTCTGGTGCAACAAGTTTTGCAAAATCTTGAATGTTTATTTGGTAAAAACTCTCCAATGATTTATTTATATCTTTAGACATCTTAAAATCTTTGACAAAATTTATAAATGTATCATTTCCTTTTGCTGCTACCAGTCTTGCAGTTATATAGGCTCCTGTATAATACCAATGACTATTAACTAATACATTATCACCATTTAAAGATTTTAAAACTAAAATTTCAATATCAGATACACTGGCATTTTTTAAATAATTTTTTGCTTCTGTGCTTATGAATCCAGTTTTAAAATATGTATCCCAACTATTTTCAATCATAGATGAGTCTATAGCCAACGACATTCCATAAAAATCTGCAGATCCTTCAGTAATAATAATAGGCAATCCTGTATTACCTTCCATAATTTTTTGTTGTACTATGTGAGTATACTCATGTGGAATAAATTTTTTTAAGCCTATATGATTAAATGTTCCATACGATGGCATGCATCCCCAAAAAAATGGTTGAATGCTAGATATAGCACCGCCTTGATTACAATAAACACCACGAGCACTCCAAGACAACTCAGAAGAATCAAATCCTCCACCACTTAGTCCGTACTTTGGCCAAATTGAACTTATCCATTTATAATCTTGAACCTCTGCAATTGCAACAATTACTTCTTGAGATGGCTTCCAATATATATTCCAAAAATTAATAGATTTATTTAATAGTTCAGTATATTCTTTTGCTCTTTCTTTATTTGTTGTTGGTCCAACTAAAAGAGTAAATTGTGTATCTTTATTTTCTGCTGCATCAATAAATTTTCTAACTGATTGATCAGCAATTGACATAATATTCTTTGGTGCAGTTTTATCTAGCGGCCAAGAATTTGGAAGAATTTGAATTGAACTAGTATCTGGTATTGATATAGGACTTACTGCTGAAATAGGACCTGTTATTGGTAAAGAAGATGGTTTGGGTAATGGTTTGGTAATAACTTTTTTAACAATAGGTTTTTTAATAATTACAGTTTTAGATGTTGGTTTTTTGATAACAGAATATGCAGAGGAGACAGGCATAAATGCTATAAAAATAATAGAATTTATTATAGTTAAACGTTTAAAAATGTTAGTTTTTTCCATAAAACAATTGTACCAAGTAGTGGCTATTTATGCAAGTATGTGTATAATAGACATATGGACTTAAAAGCAGCAGATAGACCCGTAAGAGATCAAATATCAATACAGCCAAAAGACGGTTGGGTTTGTAAATGTCAGGGGTGTACAAAGGCTAGAAAACATGAAAGACAAACTATTCTTAGTATTATAAAAAGTGGTGGACAATTAAAAGAAATCATGGAATATCTTAATCAAAAATAGATTATAATATTCTTTATGGCTATGTACACATACTATACTAAAATAGACAAAGTAGTAGATGGTGATACCTGTGATGTTTTTATAGACCTTGGATTTAGCGTATGGCATAAAGAAAGAATTCGTCTTGCTGGAATTGATACAGCAGAAAAAAATACACCACTTGGAAAGGCTCTTAAAGAGTTTTTAATTAAAAATTTAGAAGGCAAATTAGTAAAACTTGAAGTAAGCAAGCCAGATAAGTATGGACGATATCTTGGTAAAGTTTATTTAAACTCAGAAGAAAGTATAAACGATCAACTTATAAGGAACGGTTTGGCCAAGCCGTATGGGGGAGACTCAAAAGTTGGCCTTTGGACTGAGCAAGAACTAAGTAAAACATCTATTGACATAAAACTTGTGTAATGGTATAATCAATATAAAGAAAGAATAATTGTGAACTTTGTTTATATTTGTAAAGATGGCGATAATGAAGAATTAAAGTATTCTATTCGATCAATAGTTGCTAATTGTAATGTTGATAATGTTTGGGTAGTTGGTGGTAGACCTTCTTGGTATACTGGAGAATATATAGAAGTAAAACAAAATTTATCTAAGTATAAGAATGCTCATAATAATTTTAAAACAATTTGTAATAGTTCTGAAATACCAGAAGATTTTATATTCATGAAT